TGCGCCGTCAAGCTGCTGCGACTGATGCGGACCTACGAGGTGGACGCGGAAGAGGTGCAACGCACGCTTCATGTATTCGAGGGCGACTGGCAACTCGACCACAACGGCATCTGGAAGCACCTCGGCGGCGGTGTCAAACAGCCGGGCAGACAGGGCGCGGAGGTGTACCGCTTCGAGCCGTTCCAAGTGTTCGTGTTCACCGCCGTCTATGGCATCAAAGCGTGGATCGACACCGAACTGACGACCGACGACCGCTACCCGACCGCCACCGAGCGCATCAACGGCAACCGCATCGAAGACCTGCGCCGGCTCTGCGTCCGTTTCATCTGCTTCATGCCCCGTAAGACCAACAAGACCGGCTTGGCTGCCCTCATCGGCGCACGGGACTTCATGCTCGGTGACGACGACGCGATGATCGTGTGCTGTGCCAACTCACAAGACCAGTCCAAGATTCTGTTCAAGCGGCTGCAAATGCTCCTCGGCTCGTTTGACCCGCAAGGCAAGCGCATCCGTTTCACCGCCACCGAGACCAACTGGCGACCGGGACAGATGCGTTCGGCTTCGGCCTATGCCATGTCCGCAGGAGGCAAAACAAAAGATGGTCTGTTCGCGTCCCTCTGCCTTGCCGACGAGTACGGCAGCGCGGCCTACACCAACGGCAACAGCGACATGGGCAACCTCGTCAAAGTCATCGAGTCGTCTATGGGTCCACGCCGCGAGGGTATGACCTTCATCACCACCACCGCCGGCAACATCACAGCCGGACCGTTTGTCGAACTGCTCGAAGCCACCATCAAAGGACTGCTGGCGGAACTCAAGTACGACACCGGCGAAGAGACCCCGACCGTCGCCAACGACCGATGGATGTGCCTGCTGCTCAAACCCGACGAGTGGGAGCAGGAAGACGAGGTGCTGTTCACCGACCGCAACCTCCGCCGCAAGGTGAACCCGATGCTCGGCAAGATCGTGCAACACTCGTTCTATGAGCAAGCCATCGCCGACAGCCGCCTTGACCCCATCACCAAGCAGGAGACCGTCACCAAGCTCTTCAACGTCTATCGTACCAACCGCGTGACCAAGTGGCTGACGGGCGACCAGATACGCCCACGGCAGATTGACCGCCGTATCATGGACTGCGCCGCGTCGGAGGGTTGGAAAGTGTTCTGCGGCCTCGACTTCGGCGGCACGGACGACATCTGGGCCAGTGCCTACCTCGCCGTGAACTACCAGCAGCAAGACCCTGCCGGACGGTTCTTCGCCGACCTCGACCTGTGGATCACCGAAGCCGCGTTGCAAGAGTCGCCCAACCGCCCGCTGTTTGAGCGGTGGATAGCCGACGGATGGATGCACGTCTGCCCCGGCTCGGTCTTCAGTCACGAGATGGCGGTCAATATGGTCATGTTCCGCGCCGGTTACAACGAACTCGGACAACTCGCCGTGGACCCCGCACGGCAGATAGACATTCAGATGTTCGGCTTCGACCCCGCCCAGAGCACGCAACCCATCAACCACCTCAAGGCGTGGATGCAGTCGCTGGGTCTCGACCCGAAGATCATCAAGCAGATGGTGGTGCCGGTGCCGCAGACGTTCGTCACGATGAACGGCTTGGTGCAAGAGACCGAGTACATGCTTCTTACGGAGCAGCCGTGGTTGCAACTGAGCATGAACCCCGCTTGGCCGTGGATGTTCGGCAACTGCAAACTGGAAATAAGCCCGAACGAGCTGAAGAAGCCGCTCAAGTCGGGTGCAAACAACAAGATCGACGGAGTACACGCCCTCTTGGATGCCATGTACCTCTTCGACTATGTAGAAGGACAAATACAAGTGTAAAAAGATATGGAACCAAAAGAACAACCCCTTACGATTGAAGACCGTGACAACCTCTCGTCCGACCTGCTGGTGGACTTGCACGCTGCCGAAAAGCACATGCAAATGATTGAACTCTCCTTTGTTCACGAGATACAAGCCACCGAAAACTACAAACGGCTCGTCAAGGAGAAAGGCAAGACCAATGCCGAGGTCATCCTGTATGCCAAGACCCACCGCATCCTGCGCCAAGACGACCGATACCGCGTCAATCAGGTCATGCAAGCCTTTGCCGCTGCGCACCGAGCCATGCAAAAGATATTCAATGCCGCCATTGAGAACGGAGTCGAAGATGGCTACAACAATATGGAACCGCTTATGGTAGAGACCAACCGCCTGTGCCTTGTGCAAAATCTGCTGCGTAACATCAGCGACGAAGACATGGTGAAGGCTATTTCGACCCTCAAGGTTCTTGCCAAAGCCGACTGCGTTTCCGACCGAATCATTGACCGTCTAAAACAGACATACAAATAAAACGATATGACCCTCAAAGTTTTCACCGCATTCTCAGGCTACGACAGCCAGTGTATGGCTCTCGACCGGTTGCACCGCCACAACCCCGACTTCAACTACGAACTCGTCGGATGGGCGGAGATTGACAAATATGCCATTGCCGCACACAATGCCGTCTATCCGCAATGGGCAGACCGCAACTACGGCGACATCGCCAAGATTGATTGGGCGCAAGTACCCGATTTTGACCTCTTCACCTACTCGTCACCCTGTCAGGACTTCTCGCAAGCCGGTAAGCAGGCAGGCGGTACGGAGGGCAGCGGCACGCGCTCGTCGCTCTTGTGGGAATGCCGTCGGGCTATCCTTGCCAAGAAACCCAAGTATCTGCTTATGGAGAATGTGGCTGCGCTCGTCAGTCAGAAGTTCATCCGGCTCTTCAAC